AGAACTGTGCCTGGATCGCGCAAAGCCGCTCGCTGAGCGGAAGCGCATCGCGGTGGTGGTGGAGCCGATGCTGGACAACATGCAGGTCACCGGGGACCGCGAACTTATGGAATACGCCTGCTACAATCTACTCACGAACGCAGTGAAGTACTCTCCGCAGCGGACCGAGGTGAGGGTTTCCGCGTGGAAGGAAAGCGGCCATGTCCGCGTTTCAGTGAAAGATCAGGGCATTGGCATGGATCAAAAGGAAGTCAAGCAAATTTTCCAAAAGTTCTACCGGACTAAGAAGGCCGAAGAGTCGGGCGAGGCGGGTACCGGAATCGGTCTATCCATCGTCCAACAGATTGTAGAACAGCACGGAGGAGAGATCGAAGTGGTGAGTGAACCTGGCGCGGGCTCTTGTTTCACCCTGGTACTGCCGGCCGCTGTTGCCACACCGAATCCGGCTGTGGCGGAACGGCGCTGATTGATGCCAAAGCTCTTGTTAGTGGAAGACGATCCCGGGCTTCAATTTACGATTCAAACGGCGCTTGAAGAGAAGGGCTATGCGGTGGATGCCGTATCGACCACTGGCGAGGCCATGGAGCGCTTAAGCGACGGTGGTTACCCGATCGTCATTTCCGATATCTACGTGGATGAACGCACGGGTCTCGATGTCCTTGATGCGGCCAAGCGTAAGGATCCGAACTGTTCGGTAATCCTGATGACCGGACGGGGAACAATCGAAACCGTCATGGCGGCCACTCGCGGCGGCGCTTTCGATTACATCGCGAAGCCGTTCGATTTGGACGTGATGCTGGATGCGATCGAGCGCGCGGAAGCGACGCGCGAGGTCGGTGAGAAGGAGGCCGAGGAAGAAGATCTGCCTGCGACCGAAATGATCGGCTTTTCGCCCTCGATGGTCGAGATTTACAAGACGGTCGCGCGGGTGGCTGGTACCGATGCGACGGTGGTGATTGAGGGCGAAACGGGCACGGGCAAGGAAATGGTGGCGCGCATGATCCACCGCCGCAGCAAGCGGGCCAATGCGCCGTTTGTAGCGGTGGATTGCGCTTCGATCACACCCACGCTGCTGGAGAGTGAGTTATTCGGCGCCATGCGTGGAGCTTTCACCGGAGCCGACAGAGACCGCGTTGGCGTGTTTGAAGCTGCGCACCGCGGTACGGTTTTCCTGGACGAAATCGGTGAAGTGGAGCCGGAGTTTCAGGTGAAGCTGCTGCGCTTCCTGCAAGAGAAGGAGATCCGCCCGGTAGGCGCTTCCCGAACCAAGGAAGTGGATGTGCGCGTGGTGGCGGCCACCAATCGCGATCTCCAACGAATGGTGGATGAAGGCAAGTTTCGCGAAGACCTGTGGTACCGGCTGAATACAGTACGCATCATGATGCCGCCCCTGTGCGAACGGCGCGACGATATTCCCGTGTTGGCGCGGTTCTTCGTGAATAAGTACGCGGAGCGGTACGATCGCGACGTGAAGTTGATGGATTCCGGAGTTAAGGCGCTGCAAGATTACACATGGCCCGGCAACGTGCGGCAGTTACAACACATGATGGAGCGACTGACTATTTTGGCGGACCGAATCGATGCGGACGCCGTACGCGATGCGCTCACCATTATGGAGAGCCGCGAAAAGCCCGTGGAGACGCTCGCGGAGGCCGAAGAGGACCAGATCCGCCGGGTGCTGGCCGCTACCGGCGGCAATAAGAGCAAGGCTGCTCAGATTCTGGGGATCGAGCGCAAGACGCTCTACCGCAAACTCGAGCGCATGAAGCTCTGACCATGGCGCTCGCGGCTGATTCCCTGCGGGGTAAGGAGATCATTCTTGCCGGTGGAACTGGCGGCCTGGGGTCCGTGGTTGCGACGCTACTCCAGGAAGAAGGCGCACGCCTGACGCTCAGCTTTCTCTTGCAGGAGATGCGCGCGCGTCAATGGGAAGGCCGAGCAACTATTGTGCAAGCCGATCTCGCCTCTTCATCGGACCGTGTAAGACTTCTCGATACTGCTCCTTCACTCTATGGCCTGGTGATTCTCGCCGGCAACCCGGCGCGAGTAAGTGAGGCTTCCCAAATGGAGTCGGCGATGCTGCAATCGCACACAGTTAACTATCTGGGACCGGTCCTGTTGGCGCGAGAAGCGGCAGAGCGAATGAAAGCCGCTGCGATTCCCGGAGCCATAGTGCTCATTTCCACTATGCAGGCCAATGCGCTATTTCCGGGGTCCACCGCCTATGCTGCACAAAAGGAGGCCTTGCAGCACGCCGCTCGCATACTAGCAAAAGAGTGCCGCGGCGCCAGGAACGTTCGCGTCAATGTGGTCAGCCCCGGCGTAACAGCGGCGGGAATGGCGGAAGCCAGCATCGCATCCGGCAAATATGACCGGTTCATCAATGAAGATGTCATCTCGCGTTTCGGCCGGGCCGAAGACATCGCCCGCGCAGTGCGTTTTTTCCTTGAGCCCGATAATTACGTTACCGGTCAAGTGTTGTGTGTGGATGGCGGCGTCACGCTCTAAGAGCCCATAAATCGCGCTTTTCGGGGGCCGCCACTCAACGGCAGGCCGTAACCGATCAGGCAGAACTGATCGAGAGCGAACAGAACCACCGACTCGTCCCCGGCAGCGATTGCAAGTGAACGCTCCTTAGCCCAAGGAGTCGTGTAATCGGTGATTCCGATCAAGTGACTGGATTGTGCCGGCGTAAACCCGTTCTGCGCCGGAAACTGAATCGATTGGCGTGCTTCATCCAGGTTGCGATTGCCTGTATAAGTAAAGTTCTCGGTCTTGAGACAAGCCAGGTTGGCAGGAATCCAATCATTCAGCGGAAAATTTACGATCCGATTCAGCGCGGTATCGTTGACGTCGTGCGGGTAAAGAACTTCGAACTCCGCCGCAGGATAAGTCTGACGCACGAACTGCCTGATTGCGCTTGTGAACTGCCCGATCAAGCTGGGTAGAAAAACACACTCTTGCGTTAAGGTGGAGGGGTCTGCATTCTGGCTCAAGATTATGGACATCGCTCTGCTATACTGCGCTTGAAAGGCGCTTGTAGCATAGGCGTCATAGAACGGCATACCCGATGCCGCCGCAAAGTACCACCACTGCACTTCACCAAATTGCAGATAGGGCGTGACCCCCGCGACAGCCATCAGCCCTGCCATGTCAGCGTAGACCTGCTGCCAAAAAGCTAGGCTGGCTGGGCTAAAGTTGGTTTGCAACGCTGGCGTATTTACCCATACAGGGTCGCCGCTCGGATACCGTTGCGCGATGCCGGTCGTCACAGTGTCGTCGCCATTGCCGATTTCCGTGCTGAACGAGGTCGCCACCGATATTCCATGCCCTTTCAGCGCTTGAAAGAAGCTTGTACTCCAGTCGCGCGCCGCCCGATTGATTCGCGGCGTGGCGGTCAGATCGGTCAGCCAAATCCCATCCTGCCCGCCGGCAAGCGCGGCACTGCTGGATTGTGCAGTGAACTGCGTGCTGTTTGTACTTACCGTAATGGTGATGCTTTCGCCTTGTGTGCCCATGGCGCGCGCCGTAATCGTCAAGGCGGAGCCATTCGCCTGCGCCCAAACACCGGTCGAACCTGCGTTGATCAGTAACGCAAAACAAGTGGCAATACTCTGGGCGGTGTCGCCGATCAAGTTCAAATGAGAGATCGAAGTCGCGCCAAGCGATATCTGCGTGGTATTCCCGAATTCCGGAGCTCCGCTGAAAGTAACCGTCGCCCACGAATACTGTTGCCCAGGCTGGAGCAACTCATAAAACCACAGCGCCCCGGCATAGTGATTCGCGCGGCCCTGAAAGCCCAGCGTTTGGATTAGCCATGCAGTCCTTTCGGGCGCCAATGCCTGCGAGTGGAGAGTATCCCAATCGGTTGCCAGCGCCGTCGTGGACATTGGCGTGAAACCAGGAAGCCCGGTAGCCGGAATGGCGATCTCAAAGAAATCGAAGTAAAAGTACGATCCCGCCGCTCCTGTATGGGAAATGGCCACTTGATGACTCCCGCCGGCGGAAAAGTTGCCCAGCAAGATCCGCGTGAGCACATCTTCACCCGCCAATTCAAGGTTAATCGTAACTGCCGCGCCGCTATCTACCTGAACCGAGACCTGTGCTCCGCCATCGGCGCACCTGGTTCCCAGGTAAAGAGAGTGCGCCCCTACAGCAGTGTAACCGAAGCTGAGAGAGTCTCCTGGAGTTGTTGTCCAGTGGATAGATCCGCCTGAGAAGTTACCCAAAGCGCTGCTCCAAGTACCGTGATACGAGATCTCATCGCCAGCTGAGTCCTCTGCCCGCCGGCTACCAGGCCCGGCCACGCTATATTGCAGATTGCCTCCGCTCAACGTCCAACCGGAAACCAGCACCGAGAATTCAGTGCGCTGGAAAGTCCCGGGCTGCAAATCCGCGGCCCAAGTCCATCGCATCTTTCGGACATTGGTAACTGGTACAGACACACCGGTCACATCCAGCAGGTTACTGAAGTTGAGGCTTATTTGCCAGGCTTGCGGCGATTGGCCGCCGCTAAACAATGCAGAAGCGGGCGACCAGGATTCGGTGCCCGACCCATGAACCGTTCCATAGACGCCAATCCGATTGCCATTCGACCCCGGAGCTCCCAAGTAGGTCAAGGTGATCTGGTTGCCGCTGGCAGTTGCCGTGACCAGACCGGCTGTCTGGTTTACTGTAATGGCATATGCCAAGCTGTTCACAGCGGTGGCCAGCGTATCGCTTGACGTAATTTGGTAGTTGAAGTGTTGGTCCAGCCACGCCAGTTCGATGTAGTCGCCCGCGGTCGGCGTTCCCTGCAACTCGAACTGGGTCGTAGCGGCAATGGTCGATCCAACGGCCGATGCGTAGTTTTTAAGCGGCACCTGATAAATCGTTTCGGCGCCACCCACGTCGGCCCAGATTCGCAGGTACGGCCAATCCACTGTTGGGAACCAGAGCGAGTCAAGCGAAATGCAATTGGTGCGTGTTTCCGTATAGGAAAGACTTATGCCAGCCAGATCGCCATCCGGTAGGTTTCGTAGCGCCGGATGCTCAAAGACATTGTCCCGGTTCCACTCAACCACTACCCAGTCGAACTGCTGCCGCCAGGATCCTGAAACCGTGAAACCCGACCCACTGGTTTGACTCAGCGCCGCCACCGCCGAAGGCTCTAGGAAATAGCACTGCAGATCACGGTCTGGCTGTAGTTTCGTAAGTGTCTCGGCCATTAGAGTCGAATCAGGACGGTAAGATCGGCGCCAGGCAGCGTTTGACCCACCGCCAGCACTGCAAGCGTAATCTGTGCGCCGGAAGTTAATGGCGGCAGTGTAACGCCGTCGACGCTATTGGAGATGAATAGTCCTATCGGAATCGTCAACTGACAGTAGGAAGCGCCATTAACATTTACTTGAAGTTGCACCGGTTGGTCGGCCGAGGTCCCCAAGACCGCAAACACGTCCCGTACGGAATGCGCCGCATCCGTCACCAGAGCCGCTGCCGCCGATTGGTCCACGGCGAGGAATCCGTCTACCTGAATCGAGTATTGGCCGCCGGAGAGCGTTCGAAGCCCGTTATCCACGTTGTGAGTGACGCACACGCTGGCGATGGGCCCGCTACCCTTCTCGTTGGTGACAAACATCTGGGCGCTGGCCACCCGCACATCGGGCAGTAAGATTGGGTACGTCCAATTGCCGCTGTAAAGGCTGCCGAAGAATTCGGGAGGGAATGGAGCTATCACCGGCAGGACTGAGAGTTGATAAATTAGGGCCTGTACGGAATGGGCCGCCACCGGACTTCCGTGTAAGCCGCGAGTAACCGTGTATTGAGTACCGTTGGTGGAGACCGCCGTGACCTGCATCACTTCTGCATCGATCTGAACGACGCTCCCCGCCTGCGCCGACCCCGCCGAATTCAACGTTAGAGTTGTGTCGGTCGCGGCCATCGCGGCTGAAAGCAGAGTCGTGGGCGTACCTTGAATCTCGTTCCAATAGAAGAGCGATAGAGTACCCGACGAGACCGTTTGGGTGTTGGTCAGATCGGTAAACGACACGCCGCTCAGGACTATTGTGCCGCCGCTCGGCCCAGTGCCCAGACCGAATTCGGGCGCGGGAGGAGGGACACTGTCGGTCGTGCCCGATCCGCCGATCTGCCAGCGCGTGACAATTGCAAGCTGCGGCGGGCACTCCACGTCGCTCGCGTTGGCCGAGCGTCCCGTCAAATGTACCACTTCGCCTGCGAAATTTGGAATCGCAAACTGAATCGGGCTGCTGGCGGCCACTCCACCAAAATGCCATGCCGACTCGGCCACTACAAAAAAGCTCGTCGCGTCTGGTTCTACCACCCACGTCGAAGTCAGAGTGACGGTAGTCGTGCTGTTGGAGGAAATACTGGCCTCCTGGCCAGCGCCGGTTCCCCTGGTAATGCGCACCGTCATGCCCAGGTAGGAATTCGCCGCCATCTGCAGCGTGCTGTTGCCTACTGTGTTCGCGGAATAAATGGCGGCGGCGGTTTCAGGCTGCGCCTCCATTCGCCAGTAGAAGTTTGCATGATCGAAGTTAGGATCGGGTGGCGCAACCAACTGGTCTGTCAGGCCGGTATCGCTAAACTGCGCCGCGATGGCCTGTCCCGTGGCGATTCGAAACAGTTCGGATGGCGTCGGTCCGCGGTACACGTTGAAGGTTGCGGTGTCCGGGGTGAAGCTCAAACCTGTCAGTGTCACGCTGCTTCCATCCGCCGGAATGCTCGCTGTTACTATGAACGAAAGCGCCCCTTCTCCGCTGGCGCTGTTGACGCCCGAGACCGCATAGTACAGGTTCTGTCCTGAAGTCAACGTTCCGCCCGTAGTAATCTGCGGGGAGAAACTCAAAAGAGGGATTCCCGGACCGGTGGCGGCGATGGTGGCCGGAGCCACAAAGCTCACGGACACTCCAACCGCGACAGTGCCGTCGCTAGCCGTCGTGTCGGTCTCTTGCACGCCGAATTCGATATTGCCGTTGCTATCGATGGTCGTCCCGATTAGTGGATTTGGCGTCCCAATCCCGGCGCTGCCATTCGGCCCTGTCCCGGAGGGTGAATTCGTCTGCCCATTAGTGTCTGCATACCAGGCGTCATCGTGGATCTGGGCCGTAATAGTGGAAGTCCTATAATTGGTCGCCGGGGAAATCTTCAGAACCCGGAATGCCTGCCGGGTGAAACCCTCTTTCAGATAGGTGAATGTGATGATGTCGCCAGGCCGGATCCCAACTGCTTTGACGCTGGTATCAAATTGAATATAAGTATTTCCAAGTATGGATTTATCCAGGTTGAACTGCAGAATCCGGCCGGCCTGATCATAATTCGGAATGCCGACGGCCATTAATGCCGCAGTGACCTCCTGGCCGGACAGCACAATATCCTCAGGATTCGTTACCGAGAAGCTGTCCTGTTGATACCCATTGAGACTGTCTTGATATTCGACATTGTAGGAATTCGGCGTGTCCGCGATGGGGCGGCTTGTCACCGTCACGCTGGGGTCGCCATTCTGCCGCCGCATTATGCCCGAAGTCCCATTGCTTCCATCCCCAAATTCGTAGCTCGGCCATCCGCCATTGAGGGACGCAGTACTGTTCGACCATGCCAGTTGGGCAGGCTGCTGGAGAGCTATCGTGTTTTCTACTTGTAGTTGGAGTACGCCGCCTGGTCCGTATGTAAGGAACAGCCGGGCTCCATTGCGAATTCCCCTAACCAAGTCCCCGGCGCTACGTCTCTTTTGCAAAACCAGATTGCATTGAAACCGCGGCAAGGTGATCGCATTTCCGTTCAAATCGGTCGAGTTGATCTGCTGATCGCAATATGCCGCCGCCGCGGCAAAACTGGTGAAATCGAGCTCTGACGCCGTCCAACCGCTCCGCTGCAGTACATCAAGGAGTATCCATTCCGGATTGTTTGAGAACTGACTCGCCAGCTTGGCGCCGGCCACCGAATAGGTTGGTACAATCAGGCCCTGCGCCAGCACCTGGATGCTTGGAATCGAATTTCCGTCGCTCAATTGGTTCGGCACAACAACAGAGAGGTAAGCCATGCTGCCATAGGGATCGCCCACTGGTTGCCCGCTCCCGTTTACGAAATTCATGTCGAACGCGCCGTCCCGTGATCCCAGTGTCACTACGTTGTACCATCCGGTCCCCGTCATGTTAGTGCCGGAAACGCCGATTGGGATTTGAACGTCATTGACTAGGACCGTGACTACCCCTTGCATCACGCCGATGCCCAGCAACACTTCCATCCGTGTCAGATTGCCGTCATTGCGCGCAAATACCACCAGCGGCTCGTACCACGCCGTCCCATAGACCATGGGGACGAAGTCGTTATAGCGCGCCTGATTTACCGAGAGATTCGAACTCGTCCAGGCACTGCCGTAGCCGCGCACCGAGATCACTGGCGGGACGAATTCCAGACCGCCGAATCTCGTGAACATGCCGCGCGCCTGGCAATCGGTGCGCACATATCCGCAAGATGTAAACGGCGCCCCATTATTCAAGTTGCCCGTCCCGCCCGGCAACCCCGCCGAGTAGCCACAACGGTAGTACATGGAATACTGCCCGTCTGTTCCGCCGCTCACGGCTTCAGCTTGTTGCGCCGGCGTCGAGGGAAACTGCCATGGGCACCGGCTCTGGATTCGAACCTCGGGCAGCAGGAGCCTCTGCAGGTTCATCCGGTTCGTCGCGGTAAGCCTGAAGGTCGCCTCCTTAATCTGGTCGGGTGGATTGCAGATACCCTGGAACACCACCGTCGTGGCGGTCAGCGGCACATTGTTCCGGAGATCGTAGAATAGGAAACTCGCAGTCAGTTGGGCGCCCTTCCAACCAGTCGCTTGTTGGATTTCGGAAAAGTGCGAATCCGCGTTCGCCAAGGTTACCGATATGGCCGGGCTTCCGTCCACGCCTTGATCGGACGCCGTCTGAATGTCGAACGAGCTTTGCTGAAGCACGCGCGCCGCGTACACGGTTCCGCTGATCGTGATGGCGTGCGTGCACCAGTGTTCGGTGTCGCCATTCGAAAGGGCGCAGTCGAACACCATCAGAGGCGTATCGGTTACGGCCTGTTCTTTCAGGCTAGAGATGGTTTGCATAAACGACATTCACGGTGACGGAGTGCCTGTTCACGTCGGTGGTGGCAAACGAAAACGTATCGTCGCCAAACCGGGCATCGCCATAGACTCCGCCAGTTGTGCTCTTCTGGTAAGCGGAAGGCGCGGCCTGGGCCTCCACCTGCGGCCCGAATACGCCAATTGCTCCGGGCGGTAGTTCGACGCCAAACACAATCGACGCCGCCGTCGGATCGCCGCTCCCGGTGAAGCCGATCCTGGTCCAGTTTGGACCGGCCGTCGCTGGGGCGCGATTGCTACCGAGCAGTAGAGTGACCGTAGTAGGCTGCGCGGCCTGGACGTAAACGCTCAATGAGTATATGTACCCGGCTGGCACGTTCAGAGTTTGGCTCACGCTCTGTGCGCCTTCGCCGGAATTCGTCAAGTGAAACGCCCCGCTTCCACCGAAAGGATCCGTCGCGCCGCCGGCGCTTGCCAAGAACGGACCAGCCTCCCAAACTGCATTTGTCAGATCTTCGCTCCACGCCAAAAGGTTGCCGGCTGGATCGAGGAAAGTAAACCCATTCAGCGATCCTTCCGCTGCCGCAAAGAACTGCTGCAGGTTGCTCAACTCAGTGTCGCTCAGCCCTTCATATTGCAGTTGCCATTCTGTGATGGCGCCGTTGGGATCTGCCAGCTTAATCGAGCTTCCATCGGCAGCCATATTCGTCACGGTTCGCGTCCGCCGCTGCTTCCGTAATGGAAATTGACTGTACGCTTCCTTTGTAAGTTGTGGATACATATTTACCCTCGGTTCTCGGTAACGGTCACAGATGCAGTATTATGTAGCTCTTCGACCGAGGTCAATTGCAACTGGTCGCTTGCAACACTACAATTCGGATAGGATGTGCCGTCCCAAGGATCTATAAAGATAAAGCTCGCAAAGCTGCCCTGGTTCGAAAGGAAAAAGCCCTCAAGCGATGCCAGCTCCGTTTCGTCCAGTTGGTCCAGCCGGATGACCCATTGATGAAGCGGCCCGGCCGAGTCCCGGTATCGCTGCTCGTTTCCGTCCACAAAGCGTACGATCTGGTTCTGGAAGCGGAGCGACTTGGTAGCTGGATACTGCGCCACAGCCCCCGTCTTCAGTGGTGGAAAAGTGGCCATGTCAGAGCTCGGTCACCGCATCGTCGATCAAGCTAAGGTTTAACATGGCTCCCAAACTGCCTTGGCGATCTCGCGGTTATAGGATAACCCTGTTCTACCCCTGGTTCGCTCACCCTATAGAATGTTGAAGCGGCCATACGCCCGCTGTTTCCGCTCCCCGTGCCATCTATTGCGTCCATCGGTGCAGTGTTTACTGCGTGCTCAAATACGGACGCGCGGTCCATCGACCCCTCGCCGGAGATCGGGGAGAGCTTTTCAAACATTTTATCTGCGTTTCTCTTGGCCATCCCTTATCTCCGCTGTCAACGCATTTTCTAGAATGGCGAACGCCTCCACCTGCCGTGCGCTCAACACCGAGAAATCGATCGCGCCCATTCGCCGCCTCACGAAGAACTCTTCTACCAATGTTTCGCTGTCCGGGGTAATGTAAGACCTTGGACATGTAAACAGAGCTACGTCTTTACGGGCCCAAACGGGCGGCCCCTTGACATCTCCGCTGTCAGGCAGCCACCCGCACCGGCGCTTCTCTTCCAAGCCGGATTTCCGGCATAAGTCGCACCTCCAACCAGCTTGGTTTGAAAATTGAAAGTGGAAGGCGACGATTAGTTTTTTCGTTCGGCCGCGGATAGCCCGGTCGCGGCCCGCACCGCCGCCACAGCCTCTCGGAACAATTCCTCCGGGCCAGACTCCACCAGCGACTCGGGAGTCGCCGGCTTACCATCCAGATCGAGCCCGGTAACCTCTCTTAGACCCCATGTCAGGTAGAGCCGATCGATCTCCGCGCGAAGTACCGCAGCATCCATTTTCTCACCGGCGTCTTGCCCGGCATCCAGGAATTCCGCTCTCCGCGCCAACTCCCTCACCCGCCGCATCAAGTCCATCCGCCGCGAAAACGACATCTTCGCGATCAGGTAGCTCACTCCGGCCGCGAGAGCCGATTCCACCCTATCCACACTGTCGTAAGTCATGGCTATCCGAAGGCCACCGCGATTTCGTTGTCCAACGTGCCCTGCGCCCGCGACGGCCGGAATTTCCATTGCAACCGGTTCGTGCTATCGTCGAACTCCGGCACGGCCGGGACCACGCTCTGCAGATACACACCCATCATTTGTCCCGAAACATTGCCTAACTGCAGCATCAAGCTGATCGGCGATTGCTGCCGCGCCGCCTGATACAACCCTTCCGTCGCGGCGTCGTCCTGGCTATAAAGCTCCAGCGACACCGCCACTACCCGCCGTCCTGGCGAAATCGCTAGCGGCAGACTAGACCCGAACTCCCGTGCTCTCGTCTCCAGGTTGTTCTTCAGGACTATGGACGCATTGGTCACCGTGAAGAACTCGGACGCCGTGGTTCCGAACCATGCCTGACCCAGATTCCCCGGGACAATCGAATAGTCGAAAGCCGCCAGCGCGGGCTCAGCCGGGAAGCTTTGAAGCGACGCCTCGCCCGCCGAGAAGCTACTGCTATCCAATACGTCTTGCGCCGGCCCGCTGAACTGGAATTCGTGGAAGTCCCCGTTGACCTGGATTGCCATCTCGTCGACCGCCGCCCCGTTTATCACCCTCTGCACCGCGGTCGCCGGGTCCCAATAGTCGAACACAGTGACGCTCGGCAACACAGTCGCGGGCGTGTAGGTGACGGTTGCCTGCGTCGCTGTTCCGGTCGCCGGTAAGACGGTAAATGGCGCGTTCAACACTATGTTATTGGCATCCACAATGGCGCCGACAAAGCGCAATTCGCTGCCCGATGCCACCGCTTGTCCAATTGAAAGCCCATGCGCTGCCGAGAAGCCCAGGGCCCCGCCGGCTGTTGCCGCTGACACCGCGCCCCCGCCCGATTGCGCGGGAGCACCCCCCAACGCTGCTTGGAAGAGCGGCCCATACGATGGCCCAGGCGACGTCTTCAGCCAGCTCGTCAAGTAGGTGTTCAATGCAAAACTCGTCTGCTTCCGTCCGCCCGCCGGGACTCCAGGAAAGGTGCGGCTGCCGGTCTTGTCCTGCCGACTGCTTACTACCAGCTGCTGTTTCACCGATAGCTTTACGGCTGGTATCCGGTTGCCGGATGTTATCGCTCCCACAAATCCATAAGAGCTCTCCAGCGCCGCATATAAGCGGTTTGAATTAGAAAGAATGTAGGACATATCAACTAATGCTTACTCCAATCTCGAACGTAACTTTCGCGGTCTGAATAAAGTTCCGGCCGCCATGCTTCACCGGCCCGAACGCCACCTGGTAACCACCCGCGTAATACATACCGCCGCCCCAATCGCCCAAACTCGCGCCCAACACCCCTATGACCGCATCGGCATAGGTCTCAAGGTTTGATTGAAGCTGGTCCAACCGGTCCTCGGAGTGGCGCAAGTCGATCGCCATCTGAAGCTTTCCCGAGAATGTCCGGAACTTCTCGATCAGGGTGTTCATGATCTTTTCGCAGTAAATATTCGCTGCCGGATACTGGACCGTGTCGCTTCGCTCGGCCAGATCGGCAGCAATGTTTCCAGATCGAATTTGCGCTGGGTCAAGTATTCCCGGAATCGTCAGAGCGCCTTGGGTCAGCGCCGCCAGGTTAGCGTTCACCCCGCCAGCCGGCTCAGTCAGCCGTTGGATTACCTTGCCCGTTATTACGCTCCCAATTTGTGGCGTCATTTATCCCCTTTGAAGAATTCGCGGAAGCGCTTGCAGGTAAGTCGGCTTCTGCCCTTTGCCTGGAAGCGCGCCGGTCTGCACCAGCACGGACGGCTGCTCCCACGTCTGACCCAAAGTCAGGGGAGACGTATTCTGGCCGAACATCGCATCCGGCGAAGCGCCTGCATAAACGTTCCATCCAGCTGCGGTCTGGGGCGCAGTGGCTGTGCCAACCAGAAAGGTGCTTGCGGTCGTGCTGATCGCCGTCTCAGTCGCCGCCGCTCCTTCTTCGCCGCCTGCGTTGACCCATGCCATAGTCACGTAGTACAGCCCGTCGGCCAAAGCCCCTGGAAATGCGGTTACCGTCGGCATCGCGGCCCGCGGGACCGGTTGCCCCGCTATTCCAACCCCGATCTCGATCAGCTTCTCGTACGCCCATTTCGCCAGGGCGTGGAACTGGTCCCTCTTCCCCGAATACCGGTCGTTGAGTTGACTGTTATATGCATCGCTGTAAACCAGTTCCAGCGACCGCGCCGTGTGCCATAACTTCAGAGGAGGGGTTACCACTACGCTGTCCAATTTCGGCTGCGCCGCCAGCCAGAATAGCTGATCCACATAGCCGAACCGGTTGAGAGCGGTATGCAGGTCCATCGCCACTTGTTCCTGTGCGATGGCGATCTTCTGAGTCACATCGATCCCCTCCACGCTGGCCACGTTGGAAAGCTGTGAGTCCTGCGCCGTCAGGTCTTCCATGCAGGAAATAGGACCGTCTGTGAACAGTGCCATAGCCCTTACGCCTTTTCTTTCTTACCGCCGGCCAATCTCGCCAACTCGGCGCTTGGCACTACAGTTATATGCACCTTGGCAACCTCGGCCTCCTCATCGGCCGCCCGCTTGGCCTCCGCCCGCGCTTCCCGGTAGGTTTTCGCTTCGTCCGCCGTCGCCAATCGCGCCGTCCCCTCGGTGATCATTTTCGCAGCCACAGCGCGCGTAACCTCGGCGCAACTACCTGCCTTGCCGCCGTCGTCTGTCTGCTGGCTGATAATCAGCGGAAACGCATCTGGAATCTTGAATTCCGTATCCCGTCTCTTTTGGTAATAGAGCTTCAGATCCATCCCATTCTCCTTGATCTAACCTTCGCTGGTCTAACTTTGGCTAAGCCGGGGAGCGGGCCACCATCGCTGATCGGCCTGCCCCCGACTTATCGCCTGGGTAACTAGGTATTGACTTGTACGCCCAACGCGTTCCGCAGAACGCCGCAGCCGTACAATACATCCACCGTGAACTGCTGCGCCAGCGTATTCGGCTGGTAGCTCATTACTACGCGCATGCCGAAGTTGCCGAGTTCGGCGTACTCCGCAATCGCGCCCGTGCCCGGTAAGGGTTGCGGCAGCCGGCGGACCACCAGGCCGATCGCGTTCTTCGTGAACGCAAGGTTGTGAGTGTTCACCGGCGCGGTACCGGTCTTCGGCACGAACTGCGAACGGAATACGAAGAAGTCCTTCACCTTTCCGATCGTGCCGTCGACGATAGCGCGCAGGCCGGCTTCGCCGGAATTCTGGAATTCGCTGAAGCGCGGAATCTGTCGCCACGCCGAATACGTAGCGGCATCCACCACCATGTACTTCTCTTCGAGTGGCGGAGCCTTAGCCAGGAATAACGCTGTTTCCGCGGCGTCCACCACCGCTTCGGTAATCGCAACGCCCGGGGTGCCCAGCGGGCCGTTGAACGTGAAGCCGGCATAGAGGGCCAGCAGGTCGCTCTCGATCCTCTGTGCGATCGCCGCCACCGCCGGCTGCATGTAAATCTTCAGTAGGTCCGGCACCGCCAGCACCTTAGTCACGTCCGGAATCTGAAACGTCGCTTCCACGTGCGAGTTCAGCACGATCTGCGCATTTCCCAGACTCGGGTTCTGCGTCTGTACCGTTCCGCCCTCAGCGATGTTATTCGCCACCATAGTCGGCGGAATCGGGATGTTTACTGTATCGCCGGCATTCGCCAGCACGGGTTCATAGTCGCGATTGACCAGGTTCCCCATGATGAGGTTGCCGATCAGCACTGGTAAAGCGTCCACCGCCACCAGTTTCACAATCGCGCTTGCGACGTTGTTTGAGGTAATAGCTCCCATTTATTCTCCTTATTTGTTTTGCCGGCCCGGTCGGCCGGTACTTCTTTTTACAGACCCCGAAGGGTCTGCGACGCCACGCGCACGATCTCTTCTCGTACCCGCTGCATTTCGTCTGCGCTCATTCCCGGCTTGATCCGGTCGAGAGTAATCGGCTCGCCACCGGAAGGAGGCGCCTTGAGGGACGCGGTCATTCCGCTCCCGCCGGCGATCCTGGCCGGAAGAAACTCCGGGTTGTCGCTCACAAAGGATGTGAGGTATTCCTTCATCGAAACCTCCCCACTCTCTCCGCGAGCCACCAGACGGCCGTCTTCCCCGCGCACGATGCCGTCCTGCACCGCCTTGAATGCCAGGTCGATCTTCGCCACGCCGAGCCTCTGCAGCTCGGCGCGCACCGATGAGCTCCGTTCCGCTTCTTCGGCCTGCTTCCGGCTGCGTTTGTTCTCTTCGACTACTTCGTTCAGCCGACGTTCCAATTGCTCGCGCCGTTTGCGTTCTTCATGCAACTCCACTTTGTAGGCGGGTTCGCTCTTGGCAGTTTCGTTCGTCGCGTATTCCTGAATCGCCTGCCTGACGATCGCTTGTATATCGAGTCCTTCCATATCCCTCCCAAGATTTGACTTACGCTTGCGCCGGATCGTGCATCCGGTCGATCTCCTCCGACACCTGATTCTTGATCTCTTGCCGTGCATCGCTCAGGTATTTCAGCGCCAGCTTCTTATACACTTGCTTCACCAGAGTTGGCGACCCAATGCCCAGGTCCAATAACTTCTTGGCGTCGTCCAACTCGCCGCCGAATTCATCGATGTCGAATTCGTCCATCCCCGTTACGTCGATCGAAATCCCGTCCTGCCGCGCTGCGGCAATAGCCCACAGCACCTCCTTCATGGAGTTCTTGACAGTGTCGCCGTACGCACGCAGCACTTCTTCGGTCGTGCTGAAATCCAACTGCTTGCTGAGCGCCGATTGTTGCGAAGAGCCAGAGCTCTGTCCTGCCTGGCTCAGCAGATAGCACACCCGGTAGATCTCGTCTTTGAGGCTTACGAGGTTATCCGCGGCTATCTGATAGACCTTACCCTCGGGTTCGTTCCATCCAAACCTGTCCTGTGGACCAAGCTGAATGTAATATGATTCACCAACAATCTGATTCCATTCCCGGTCTGAGTAAATCACCGGCGTCGCGAACAGCCCCATCGTCAAAGCCCATGAGAGCGCATTCGCTTTGTTAAAGTGTTCCAATTGCAGCAGCGCCGACTTATTCAACAGCCACAGCCCGTCCGTTACCTTCAGCTGAAACACTGGCACACGCCGCAGACCGGCGAATCCGTGCCGGCCCTCGTCGATCAACTCCACCTGCTTCGATTCGCCGTGCTTGCAAAACACCTGAAAGTTCTCGCGGTCATAGTAGATCCACCGCGTGTCGCGCTCCCACTTGGTATCCGTCACTTTGGACTGTTGAAAACACGACGTGCGGATTACCACCCATTCCAGTTCGCCGTTCTGGTCGTAGTTCCAGTTGATGACTTCGTCCGGGCCATAGCTCATCAGATAGGCGCGCGACCGCCCCGTGGCGTCTTCCTCCGCGCGAGTAGCTGCCACGCCATCGGATCTCGGGAAATAGGCCACGATATAGCTGCTGCCACACACCAGCGTTTCCACAAAACGCTGGCGGAAGAACTCGCTCAAGCTCGTTCCTTTGAGGTCGCAGTTGTTCGACAGGCCCGTATAAAATTGTTTCGCCGCCGCCCCGCTTCCACTGAACGTCACATTCGGAGCCCGGTGCATCAGCGTCGCCGCATACCAATCCACAATCGAGCCAATATGATTCTGGTAGAACACCCGGCTCAACCGTTCCGCGTAGATTTCGTTAGGCTCCTTGTGCCGGCGCGCCAGGTACTCCGAAGCCCGTTCCCGAAGCTGCTCGCCGCCCGTGTAAAGGTCTCGGTACTTCTTCCACATGGCTTTTCGAGCCGCATATTCCGGATGCTCCCGGTTGATAGTCGTTGTCAAAACAGTCGCTCCTGGCGCTCCCCTATTCCGGGGAGCGGTCTGCATTCCTGCCGCGGTAAGTATCCGCGCGCGTTCCGATAAGTGTGTCCGTCCCGGCCGCTCGCAGTTTCGCGTTCGTCAGGTTCGCCCGCTCCCGGATACTTGGGTTCGGCCGGGGCGCCTCATATTTGAACCCGCGCCTTCGCGTGAGCCTGAGAAGCTTCCCGGCCCGCTTCCTAGTCCCTCCTTCCTGTCGTCTGCTGTTCGTAGCTCAACACAAGGTCCCGTTGCCGAGGCTCTTTCGCCTAAGACCCGCACTGCCTGCTCACTAGCTGAACCGCCAGCGAACTCGTCAAGGCCACGTTGGAACCCAGCGCCCACGGCCGGAACAACGGCGTTTCCGTCGCATCGGTAACATTGGATGGCTCGGCTCCCGCGGCAACCCCATCCTGCCGCGATTTCAAGTAACTCATTCGGACGGCCTCATGACAGACTACCTGGCTTTTCCGCTCGTTATGACAGGATGGGTCGTGGATTATTTGTCTTTCGAGAGACTTGTGAATGCGACGCATTTAACGATGATCTCCGTTTGGCCTGTCGGTCTCCAGTTGTAAATCGCGCTCAACCTGCAGCAACGTTAAGTACTCCGCGAGCGTCGACCTGAAGGCTTCGTCGTCGATGCGTTTTTGTTCGAGAACCTTCAGCGCCTCGGAGAGCAAATCTGAGAGGCGCCGTGGCGGTAGCTTCTCCGCCTGCTTGACGTCTTTCGCCAGGCCCGGTTCGTAAGCGGTGGGTGCGTCATTCTTCTTTGGTCGATTGTTTGTTCGCCGCATAAAAAAGCGGCCTCGCAACCCGCGAAGCCGCCGCAAAATCTCTTCCCGGTATGAGACTAGCAGTCGGGTAATACGCTTCGAGCGCCCTTGATGCGCAAGTGGTTGAAAGGAAAACTGAAAAAAATTCTAATATTGCGTGACTCCACTTTCCTGCTCCCACGGGCTGTCACCGGGACGGATGAAAAAGGATGCCGCGCAGCGGCGAGTGGTTTAGAATTGCGCGCGGGTGCTCTTTCGTCAAGTGATTGATTCAGGGGCGGTTTTGATTCGATTGTTGGAGTACCGTAAGCGGCCAGCGTCGGATTGGTCGGCGAACAGAGACCGCGCGGGCGAAAGCACAAGCGCAACCGCATGGCTCGCCGCTAGCCCGGACACCCAGATCATCACCAGCGATCGGTCCCCGCGGCAGGGGTGAGTTTACGGAGTCGCCAGGGCAGAGGCAATGTAAGCTCTGCGGCGCGGCGGAGCGATGGCATCGGTGTGTAAACAGTCGAAGGCAACCTTCCCGGATTCGCCCCTCCGGAAGCGTCGCGATGCCGCCCTCAAAAGAACCGTATCGGGATTAAATCGGCCTCATGCGGACCCGCGGATATGCGCATCAAACCCTCCATTTCACACCCAAATCCAAGACCTTCCGCGCATATTGCACTCCAAGCTCCATATGCTCCCGCTGCTGGTATTGCAGCGCCGCTGCCAGTGGTTCGGCGATCTTACCCGGCACATCTTCGATCACCATTGGGCCCTCATACGGGCTCCCCCGCTTGGCTAGAGCCATGAATCGCGCCAGATCCGCGGCTCTCATATCGGTCCAGTTCTTCATGAACTCGGGGTCGTAAATGGCCAACACCAGCGGCGGGCGCCCAGTGATCGGCTTGTTATACACGGCTATCGGCGGACAAACTTCCCTTGCCTTGGCAATGATCTTCTTGAAATCCACCACCCCTTCGCCCAGCGGAACCCATTGCACTGCGATACCGTTGCGCGATTCGTAAACCACCGAATCGCGCAGATGCAGCATCACTGCCACCGGCCCCAGTGTTTCCACCGTCGAGAGCGGATCTTCCATCACGAAGACCGGGTTGCCAGTGTCGAGATAAGAGCCCACAAATTCCTTTCCGGCCTCGTCAATCACCTGGCGCGTCTGCCAGCAAAAGAGATCCTTGTGATTCTCGATGGCGAATTTTACGCCGGCATCCATAGCTTCAGTACGCACGCTGCGTAGCGTTCGAATCATGGTCTCCATGGTCTTGTCCACCGGTCCGGGCGGAAGGCTGGCGCGGTCGCCGGCGACTCGAAACCGCACCAGCTTCGAGCCGATGCCCACAGCGTGCTTGATGCCGTCGCGCAGTCTCTGCATGGTGGCGTCCATTCCGTCGGGCGTCCGCGGAAGCGCGCCGGCGTCGCCGCCGTGGAGCTCCAGACTCAAACGCGCGGCGGTCTCCTTGAGCGCCTTCCAGTGAGCCGGATCGTTGTTCAACGGATCGATGGAATCCTGCAGATAGATCGCGTCGAGCTTGAGGCTGGCGCCATATTCCAGCAGCTTGAGGTCTTGCCAGCGCATGGCGCGAACCGAATACGTGTTGAATCCCAACGGAAAGTGATCCATGTGTCCTATATTAGCGCCGCTTCCGGCGTGCATTCGCCGCCAACTTGAAAGACAGTAGCTTCATCGCGCAGGTGTTAGCATTGCGTGACGATTTGACCAATCCAAAATCCGGCGCGACCCGTTCGGCGCAATGGTAGTCCTTTGACTCCGACTCCGACTTCACCAGTTATACACAACCTCCGCCGGCAGCCTGGGCAATGGGCTCAGTCGCCGCCACGCCCGCCGCGTCCAGCCTGCGGCTTTGGCATCGGCTTGCGCGGCAGCATGTCGGGCCGCGCAGCCGTGTTATAGACGAACCAGGCTTCAATGGCTGCCGCCTGCTCCAGGTCATTGGCCTGCAGACGGTCGTATAGGTCCATGTTGGAATGGTGCGTGCGGTCGCCATACTCGAGGGGATCCTGAATAAACTGGAACGCGGGCAGGCCCACGTTGTCGAAGGGCACATGGTCGGTGCTGCCGGTGGCGCGTATGGTCAGCGTGGAGGCGCCGAGATCCCGGAATGGTTCCAGCCACGCGCGGAAGATCGGCTCCACCATATTGTTGTCCTGCATGTAAATGCCGCGGATCTTGCCGCTGCCGTTATCCAGGTTGTAGTACGCCGATAACTTGCTCCACTCGGGCTTCGGCTGCATGTCCGCGGGGTCGGCGAAGTGCTGTTTCACGTAAGCGCGCGAGCCCAGCGTGCCTTCCTCTTCGCCGGTCCACAACGC